TATCTGGAGCGTCTGCTGTTGGAACACAAATAGATAGAGGATCTGTAACCATAAGTGCAACATCTAATGTTACTGCAAGTGGTCTTGTTATTTTATCTACCAATGTAACTATAGCGGCAGTTTCTAGTGTAAATGCGTTAGGTGGAATTACACATAGCGAATCTTCTCTGATATCACAAACAAGTGGTTTCAATGCTATTGGTGGTTTAAAATGGGAAGACATTGTAGTTCCAGACGAAAATTGGACGGATCAAGATGTAACAACAAATTGGACTGATGCAAGCGATCCAAGCACTGCTTGGACAAACCAAACGGTAGCATCATCATCTTGGACTGATGTAAGTAATCCAAGTACAACATGGAACAAATTGGACGAACAAGAGGCAGCATAAATGGCAGACACTACAACAACTAATCTGAGTTTAATTAAACCAGAACCTGATGTATCTTTAGATTGGGGTACAAAACTTAATACTGATTTAGACAGTATTGATGCTATTTTTAGTAGTTCTGGTACACAGGTTAATCTTAATCCTAATCAAATAAACTTTGCAGATAATAAGAAGGCCATCTTTGGAGCAGGTTCTGACTTACAGATTTACCATGATGGTACTGCTAGCATTATTAAGGATGCAGGCGCAGGTAATCTACAACTTAATGCAAGTAATTTTGTTCTAAATAATTCAGGTGACACTCAGAATATGATTACAGGTGTTGATGGAGGTTTTGTAAGATTATTTCATGCAGGTTCAACAAAGCTAGAAACAACCGCATCAGGTATAGACGTTACAGGTACAGCAGTAACAGATGGTCTTACAGTAGCTGGCACATCACAATTAACCAATACTTCTTCTATAGATACACTAACATTGATAGGTAATACTAGCTCTGTTGCAGGTGTAAAACTACAAGCTGAAGAAGTCCACGGTGCTATGTATGGAATTAATATTGGCAATAATTTTGGCGGCCTTGCTTTTCATACAAATAATAATGGAACTGTAGCAGAAAGGCTCAGAATAGATAATGCAGGTTTGGTTGGCATAGGAACGACTTCGCCATACGGCAAACTAACAGTTCAAAGTGCATCTAATGGTGATACCTATTTTACAGGTGGTACAGCCAATTCGAGATTACTACATATTTCTACTTCTACGCATAGCGGTTACGCAAATGCAGGTCATAATTTTGTAGTTGCTTCAGGAGTAGGAGCATTAATCTTTGGTAACGCTACAACAGCTAATCTTCTTACAGTTGAAACTGGTGGCATAGATGTTACAGGTACAGCTACAGTAGATGGTTTGACTTCTAGTGGTGATTTAGTTGTTGATGATGGAGCTAGATCACTAACGTATGATGTCTCGGCAGGAGAACTAAACCATGCAGGAGCTACATTCCACATAAATAAAAGCAATGGTGTAGATGTAGCCATAGGAAACGATGATCTCTATGTAGACATGAGTACTTCAAGAGTTGGTATCGGAACTACTACGCCAACCTATTTGTTAAATGTTATAGCAGGGGCAGGGGCTCAAACTATATTTCAAGCAGGACAAAGTGGCATTTCAAACGGCTACACTGTCAATAGTGATGGAACTAATCTAACACATCAATGGTATAACGATGCTGGGGAAGCAGCCAGAATCAATAGCAATGGGCGGGTTGGCATAGGAACGACTACACCTTCATCACTTTTAGAGGTATATCATGGTAATCAAGCCCTTGGATTTACATCAGGAATTCTTTCATCTGCGAATGTAAGCGATTATACCGCTGGCAGAGGTGCTGGTATGACCATGCAAAATGTTGATGTTAATGTCGCAGGTATGTATGGCATTAGAGAAACAAGTAGTTGGAGAGGAGCACTTACATTTTATACTCATACAGACGCTAGTGGTAATACTTTTGGTACTACATTTACTGAGAAAATGAGAATTACCAGTGATGGAAAAGTTGGTATCGGAACTGATTCGCCATCAGCAACTTTAGACGTAAACGGAACTACAGAAACAAACGCACTTACTATTAATGGTTCGGCACTAAAATACAAAGCATTTGGATCTAACTCCATAATGTTTGGAGATAATGCTACAGGAACTATTGATGCAGCAGATCAAAATACTGGAGTAGGTGTAGATGTTTTTGCAGCTTTAACGACTGGTGATAATAATACTGCTGTAGGTTTTAATTCTTTAGCATCCAATACCACAGGTGGTGCTAATTCTTCTTTTGGTACTTATTCATTAGATGCAAATACTACAGGTAGTGAAAATACAGCAATAGGTAAATCTTCTTTAGGAGCAAATACTACAGGGAATAATAATACTTCTGTAGGTAGACACGCTTTATTTTCTAACACCACAGCCAGTGACAATACAGCAGTCGGTAAAGATGCTCTATATTCTAATACCACAGCAGGTAATAACGAAGCATTTGGTAAAACTGCTTTATATTCTAATACTACAGGTACTCAAAATAATGCTATGGGTTCTGGGGCTTTGTATGCCAACACTACTGGAAATTACAACACAGCTATTGGTGGTGGTGCTTTAGACGCTAATACAACTGCCAGTAGCAACGTAGCAATTGGCTATGCCTCACTTACAACAAACACTACAGGTGAAGCTAATACTGCTTTGGGTTCTTATAGTTTACTTTCTAATAGTACAGGAAACTATAATGTTGCTTTAGGCAACAATGCTTTACGAACAAACACGACTGCTTCAAGTAATACTGCAATCGGACAAGCAAGTTTGTTTTACACTTCAACTGGTGCAGAGAATGTTGGAGTCGGTAGAGATTCTTTACATTTTAACACTACTGGTGCAGAGAACGTAGCAGTTGGATTTAGTGCTTTAAAGGCAAACACCACAGGAACACAAAATGTTGCGGTAGGTGAAGGTGCTTTACAAAGTCACACTACAGGTAGCTACAACGTAGCACTAGGTAGAGCATCATTAAGTGCTAATACTACAGCGTCTGGTAATACTGCTGTTGGTAATTATTCTTTAGGGGTAAATACTACAGGAACAAGAAACGTAGCGGTTGGTGCGGGTTCATTAGACGCCAACACAACAGCAAACGATAATACTGCCTTGGGTTATGATGCTATGTCATCTAATAACACAGGCGCACAAAACACAGCGGTTGGTGCGTATGCGCTTGATGCTAATACGACAGGAGCTTTTAATGTTGCTGTTGGTAGAGCAGCATTAAGTTCTAATACTACAGCAGAACGCAATACTGCTGTTGGAATTGCTGCATTAGAATTAAACACGACAGGAACACAAAACACAGCTGTAGGAGCTAACGCACTAGATTCTAATACCACAGCAGATGCTAATACAGCGGTTGGATATAACGCTTTAGCAGCAAACACTACAGGAAACGATAATACTGCTGTAGGAAGAACTGCACTTGAAAACAATACAACTGGACAGTTCAATGTTTCAGTTGGTAAAGCTGCTTTAGCACAAAATACTACAGCAAGTAATAATACTGCTGTAGGTACTTTAGCTCTTAATTTAAATACTACAGGAGGTAGTAATACTGCTTTTGGTGCTTTTGCCTTAGATGCCAATACAACTGCTAACTATAACGCAGCTTTCGGTGATTATGCTCTAGGATCTAATACTACGGGAGGAGTAAATACAGGGATTGGTAGCAATGCCTTATCAGCAAACACAACTGGCATTGCAAACACAGCAGTAGGAGCTGATTCTTTAGATGCCAATACAAATGGTGGTTATAATACAGCTATAGGTTATGTAGCTTTAGGGGCTAATACTACAGGAAACAACAATACATCAATAGGTGCTTCTACTCTTATAGCAAACACTACAGGGGCTGATAACGTAGCAGTTGGTCAAGGTGCTTTACAAGATAATACTACAGCTTCTTATAACACAGCCGTTGGTAGAGATGCTATGGCAAATAACACCACAGGAGAATCTAATACAGCTCTTGGTCACAATGTTTTAAATGATAACACTACAGGTTCATACAACGTAGCTATTGGTTCTGGTTGTTTACAACTAAATACAACAGGTGCGAGAAACACAGCAGTAGGACAAAATGCTCTAGACACTAACACTACAGGTTCTAATAACACAGCGTTTGGCCTTAATGCTTTAGATGATAACACTTCAGGTTCTTTTAACTCTGCGTTAGGTAGAAGCTCTTTAGCTAATAATACAACTGCAAACAACAATACAGCCGCTGGTTACTATGCTTTAGAAGTAAATACTACTGGTTCAGGCAATGCTGCGCTTGGTAGAGATGCCTTGTTAAATAACACTACAGGTACAGAGAACGTAGCTTTAGGATTTGATGCTGGGGGTGATGTAACAACAGGTAGTAACAATTTCTTTATTGGGAAAGGAGCGGGTACTGCTACTGCACCAGGAGGAAGCCCAGGCGGTACGATTACCACTGGTAATAACGAAGGTGTAATTGGTAATGGTAGTCATTCTAAAATTAACGTACAAGTTTCTTTAACAGTAGCATCTGACGAAAGAGATAAAACAGACTTCCAACCTCTATCTGCTGGATTAAATTTTGTAAATGAATTAACGCCATACACTTATTACTGGGATAAACGTGCTAAATACGTTGATTGGGATGCAAACCCAGATACAGATTTAAATACAATAGAACATGATGGAACTCATAAAGAGGACTGGATGGACATTGGATTTAAAGCACAAGACGTTATAGCTTTAGAAGAATCTATAGGTCATAATTTAGCAAATAAAACAAACCTTGTTTCTAATCAAACAGGGGATGGTAAACAATATCAGTTACAATATGAAAAGTTTGTACCGATATTGGTTAAAGCAATACAAGAACTTTCGGCAAAAGTCGAAGAATTAGAAAGTAAATTAAACGGAGAATAATATGGCTCAAACAGTAGAAGAATGTTTAACAACAGCAACAGATAGTGTTAGTTTGATAAATGATGTAAATGTAAATAATGCAAACTCTATTTACATTATTAATAATTTAACACAAGATGAAGTAAATAAAGTGGTACAACGTAACGTAGACCACTTAGAAATTATCTTAGCTTACGATGGAACTAATGATACTCCAGACGTTGTGGGATCTAGTGATGATAAATCATCTTATAATGATGCTATAGAAACTGGTAAGGATTATATAGAAGCAAATTCATAATTGTGCATTACCAACAAATATATTAAATAAAAAAATAAAATGGCAATAAATTATACTTGGGATTGTAACACTGTAGATGTTTACCCATCTGATGATGACCACACAGATGTTATTTATGTGGTACATTGGAGACTAAATGCAGAAGATACTGAATCAGATGAAGAAGAAGATGTTTATGAAGCAACTGTTTATGGCACACAAAGCATTGACACTTCAGATTTAAGCAATTTTATACCATTTGAAGATGTAACCAATGCAATAGCTACTGGTTGGGTTGAAAATGCTATGGGTGAAGAAGCAGTACAAAACCTTAAAGATTCATTGGATGCTAATATCGCAGAGCAAAAGAATCCTACTTCAGTTACTAAACACTTAGATTCTTGATACAATTTATTATTAAGATTTTATAGAAAAACATTATGGCAGATACATTTACCAGTAATTTAAACCTAACAAAGCCAGAAGTGGGGGCTTCTACAGATACTTGGGGAACAAAATTAAATACAAATTTAGATAATTTAGATGCAATTTTTACCAGTGGCGGTACAGGAACTAGCGTTGGCCTTAATATTGGTTCAGGAAAAACATTAAATGTTTCATCTGGTACTTTAACATTAGCTGACAACCAAATATCTGGTGACAAGGTTGAGGGTGGTACTATTGCTGCTACAACTATTACTACATTAACTTCAACTACTGGCAATATAACTAATGTAAATGCTACTACAGTTGATTCTACTAATTTAGAAGTTACAAATTTAAAAGCTAAAGATGGTACTGCTGCGGGTTCTATAGCAGATTCTACAGGTGTTGTAACACTTGCAAGTTCTGTATTAACAACCACAGATATTAATGGTGGAACAATAGACGGATCTACTATTGCAACTTCTAATGTTACTGTTGGTTCTGGTAAAACACTTGATGTTTCTGCTGGAACTCTAACACTTGCAGACAATCAAATAAGCGGTGATAAAGTAGAAGGCGGAACAATAGCTGCAACTACTATTACAGCTTTAACATTTGGTAGTCTTAATGATGGAACTATTAATATTGCGGGTTGGGTAGATGAAGATAATATGTCGTCTAATTCTGCTACCCTTGTTCCTACACAACAATCTGTTAAGGCTTATGTAGATTCACAGACAAGTGGTGCAAGTACATTAACTCAAGTTTTATCTGCTGGTAACAGCACAAGCGGATCTGATATTGTTATTACATCAGGCGACAAAATTACAGGATTTACTTCTACTGGTATTGATGACAATGCCACATCTACTTCAATTACTATTGATTCTAGTGAAAATGTAATGATTGGCAAAACTGCTACAGACGCAGCAACTGTCGGTACAGCACTTTTATCAACAGGACAAGGAAACCAGGTATTTAATTTTTCAAGTGGTGGTGAAGCACATATTTTTAACAACACCAATTCGGGTGATGTTACTTACACTATAGATTTTAGACAACAAGGAACTGATTCTGGAAGAATTAGGGTGCTTGCAAGCAGTGTTGAATATCAAACATCTTCTGACTATAGACTTAAAGAAAATGTTGAATATGAATGGGATGCTATTCCAAGATTGAAAGAACTTAAACCAGTTAGATTTAACTGGATTAAAGATGAAACAAATACTGTTTTAGATGGATTTATTGCACATGAAGCACAAACTGTTGTACCAGAATCTGTAGGTGGTGATAAAGACGAAGTTTATCCTAGTGACCATGAAAATGCTGGACAACCAAAATATCAAGGAATAGATCAATCTAAATTAGTTCCTTTACTTACTAAAGCACTCATTGAACAACAAGCATTGATTGAACAGTTGCAAGCAGATGTGGCTGAATTACAGGGGTAGTAACTAATGCCACTACTTCCTATCACTCCTCCAGCTGGAATTGTTAAGAACGGAACTGATTATGGAAACAAAGGTCGTTGGGTAGATGGAAATTTAGTACGTTTTGAAAATGGCTACCTAAAACCTATTGGTGGTTGGTCTAAATTAAGAGACACAGCTTTAACAGGTGAACCTATTGGGATGTATGCACATTCCGATAATATAGGTCAGCCTATATTAGCTGTGGGTACAAGGCAAAAAGTTTATGTACTGTATAAAAATGTTTGGACAGACATCACACCATCTGGTTTCGTAAACGATGCTAGTAACGATCCTTTGGGTTATGGTGCTTATCAATACGGTCAAGAAGACTATGGTGATGCTAGAAGTCAATCAGGTTTACCCCTAGATACAGGTCATTTTGCTTTTGATAACTGGGGTGAAGATTTAGTCTTTTCTTTTTCAGGTGATGGCAAGATATATAAATGGCGACCTAACTCTAGCGGAACAGCCGATACGATAGCTACAGTTGTTACCAATGCACCTGTAGGCAATCAGGCTATTCTTGTAACCAATGAAAGACATCTCGTAGCTATTGGTTCTGCAAGTGATCCTAGAAAGATTGCTTGGTCTGATAGAGAAGACAGAAACAACTGGACATCTAAAGCAACTAACTCAGCGGGTGATCTACAAATTCCTACAGGCGGTAGAGCATTGTACGCAGTTAAGTTTGGTACAGATGTCATTATATTTAGTGATACAGGCATAGCTAGAATGTATTATACAGGCAACCCCTTTATCTATGGTATAGCTGATGCGGGTTCTAACTGTAAAGCAGTAGGTAGAAGAGTTATTGTATCTACAGGATCTTTCATGGCATGGATGGGTGAGAACTCGTTCTTTGTTTATGATGGACAAGTAAGAGAAATACCATGCGAAGTTCACGACTATGTGTTTGACAATTTAAACGTACCAGCTAGAGCTGCTAGTTGGGGTGGACACAACTCTAACTTTAATGAGATATGGTGGGGATTCCCAAGCGGTGATGGACAATACACACCGAACAAATATGTTATATGGAACTACAGAGAAAATACATGGTCTATAGGATCATTAGATCGTGGTTGTTGGATTGACCAAGGTATATTTGACTTCCCTATAGCGGGTGACTCAAGTGGTTTTATTTATGAACACGAATCTCAACTATTAAACAACTCTCCAAATTTAGGTACATCTGTACCTTTTGCAACAAGTGGCCCTATAGAGATTGGCAATGGCGACAGGTACGTTCAATGCAACCAAATTATTCCAGACGAAGAAGCAAACACCTTACCTGGTGTGACTCTTAGTTTCAAAGGTAGATTTACACCTCTAGGAAGCGAGACTGACTTTGGCAGTTTCACCTTTGAAAGTGATGGTTATACCGATGCAAGGTTTACAGCACGACAGGTACAGATGACAGTTACAGGAAGTACAACACAAGATTTCCAAGTTGGTAATATAAGACTAGATGTAAGGAACAGAGGCAGACGATGAACCTAGCTTCTAAAAGGCAATATTTAGAAAGAGCTACTAATGTAAAATATTCTTTTGCAGCTACTACTCAACAAACTATATACACAGCACCTACTGGTGATGATTTTACGTTTGCCATAATAGAAGGCATATTTGCTTGCGATCATGGTAATCAACAAACTAACTTAGATATAACAATTACAGATACCAGTTCTAATGAGTTCTTTCTTTTTAAGAATCACAACATAGCAGCCTATGGCACAGAAGAATTAGTAGTTAATTCTGGTTTGATTTTACAACAAGGAGAAATCGTTAAAGGACAGGTTAATCACGCAAACATAGACTTAGTATTAAGCATCGTAGAGTATGCAAAAGGTGACTAACAACGTAGTTGATTTTAAGCCCACATGGGAAATGGAGTGGGATCGTTGTAAGCCCTGGATAGAAGAAGCTTTAAAATACCAAGATTCCTATACAATAGACCATGTAGAAGATAAAATAAGTAATGGATTGTTCCATTTGTGGGCTGGTAAAGAGTCTGCATTGGTAACAGAATTTGTAATATTTCCAAATCATAAAGTATTAAATTTACTTTTTTGCGGTGGAGACTACAATGAATTGACAGAAATGCTACCATCTATAGAGGCTTTCGCTAAAGCAGCTGAATGTAAAAGGCTGTACGGAGGCGGAAGAAAAGGATGGTCAAGGAAGTTAAAGCATTTAGGTTTTGAAGAAGAACACATGATAAGAAAAGAATTATGAGTAAAGGCGCAACAACAGCAGAAGCTACAATACCAGAATATCAGAAACAACAGCAACGTAGTCTGTTTGGTGCTGCACAAGCAGTAGCCAATCAACCTTTTGTACCATACACAGGTGCAAGAGTAGCTGGTTTTAATCCAGATCAACTAAGGCAGTTTCAAGCCACTCGTGGTTTATTTGAAACAGGTATGCAGTACGATCCTATGTCTGGATTGGCTGGACTTGCACAAGCTCCTACTCCTAGTCTTTTAGAAACAGATATAGGTGCTTATCAATCACCTTATACACAACAAGTTATAGACACTACATTGGGTGATATAAGAAGAGAACGAGACATAGCACAACGTCAAGCACAAGAATCAGCGATTCGTGCGGGTGCATTTGGTGGATCTCGTTCAGCAATTATGGAAGCTGAATCCACTAGACCTTATGTAGAACAGATGGCAAGAACTTCAGCTGGTTTAAGAGAGGCTGGCTTTGGTCGTGCTTTAGGTGCTGCTGAATCGGATATAGAAAGACAAATGAGAGGCAGACAATTCCAAGCTGGATTGCTCGGTGGATTACAAGCAGAACAAGCCAGAAGACTTGGAATGTTAGGCGGTATAGGAGTACAACAACAAGCTCTACAACAGGCTGGACTGGATATTCCATATCAAGAATTCCAAAGAGCATTGGCTTACGGGCCTCAACAGATTGGTTTATTAAGTCAAGCAATGGCTCCAACTACTGCTGGTCAAAGAACAGAACAAGATGTTGGTCTTGGAAATATATTAGGAACTGGTGCTCAACTTGCTGGTGCAGCATTAATGGGCGGAATGAATCCATTTGGTTTTTTGTCGGATGAAAGATTAAAAGACAACATAGAATATATTGGTAAGTCTAAAAATGGTCACAAAATATATACTTGGGAATGGAACGACATTGCTAAAAAGCTAGGAGTTGACACACCAACAATCGGTGTTCTTGCTCAAGAAATAATGAAGTATATGCCTGAAGCGGTCATGGAAGACAAGAACGGATATTACAGAGTTAATTACGGAGTTTTGTAAATGGCAATAGATTCATTGGTAAATATGAAACAGATGTTTGGATCACCAACACCTGATCCTTATGGTATAACACAAAGACTGCAAACTGGTTTAGGTCAACAGCGAGCACAAATATCTAACAATATTGCACAAGATAAATCAGACAAAAATCAAAAATTGGGCTTGATGCTGTACGCATTAGGCGGTGCTTTAAAAGGTGATGAAGACTTTGTTGTAAAAACATTGCAATTTAAAGAAATGCAAGAAGGCAAGAAGAAAGAGAAAGAACAAAAAGAAGCTTGGGAGAAAGTAAAACAAAGTGCATTAATACAATCAAATCCAAATATTGCCACACTTGCAAATGCACTAACTCCAGAACAAGGAATAAGTCTTGCTGTTGAAATGGAAACAAGAGAGCCTAAAAAAAGAGAAATTCTTGAAGCAGCAGATGGAAGAAAAAGATATGTAGATACTGGAGAGCTTGTTTTTGAAGATGTTGAAGTTTCTGGTACACCACAAAAGATTATTAGCAATGTAGATAAATCTGTAGAGAACACAGTTGAAGAAGTTGGTTTTGTAGAACCTTTTGCACAAATGGAAGACGCTTTTGGTTTAGGAGATGCGTTAGGAGAAGCTGCAAACATAACATTCAGAAGAATTGGTTTAGAACCATTTGAAAATATTGGTCAGTCAGCGAGGGCAAGAGACAATCTTAATTTAGAAATTAAAACAACCTTGGCACAAGATTTTACTGGCAGAGTAAACCAACAACTTTTACAACAAATAGATGAGTTGCTGCCTAAATCAAGTTTGACATCAGAAAAAGATGCACAAGCTAAATATTCTTTAATGAGAGATAGGGCAAGAAATAGAATTCAGCGTTTAGAGCAAGGTATTAAGTCAGGTATTTTATCGGAAACACAAATGGCAACTGCCAGCGATGTTCTTTATAGAACAAAACTGCTAGAAAAGAAAATTGACGCTGCTGTACTTTCTTTAGAGTCTGAAACAACTGATTTAGACCCTAAAAAAACTAATTTAGACCCTAAAAAAACTAATTTAGACTCTACTGTAATTTTAGATACAAACGAAACACAAAGATTTAAAGATTTATACAGACCACGTTAATAAAATGTCATCTAAATATGAACAATTAAAAAAAGTTGAAAACAAAAGAGAAGTTTTTGACAAAGCAAAATCTGCTGGTTATGAAATGTTGCAAAATGGTGAAATAGATGCCAAAACTTATTATGCCAAAACAAGAGATATTGGAATAGAACTTGGTCTTATAGATTCTGATGAATACCCAGGTAGGTTGCCACCATTTGCAGAAGGTTTTTTAGAAGTGCTTGGTGGTGTTGGTGGTGCTATAGGGGGTGCAGTTTTAGGTGCGCCAGCTGGCCCTGTTGGTATAGCAGCGGGAGCTGCTACTGGAGCTGGATTAGGCGCTGGAAGCGGTTCATTGGCAGCAGATTTTTTAGGTGATTTATTAGCTCCTGATATGCCATCCCCTAGTGCAGAAGAAAGGTTTATGGATGCTGCTGTAACAGGAACAATAGATGCAGCATTAACTCTTGCAGTTCCAGTAATCGGTAAAGGTTTAAAACCAATAGCAGAAGGAGCTGTTGATGTTTTTCAAAAAGGCAAACAAGCTGTAAAGCTTCCACAAAAAGACGAACGTATAAGTGCCTTAGAATCATTAGCTGGCATAACTCCACAAGCTAAAAAACAAGCAGATATTTTAGCTTCAGAAAAGATTGGATTATCTTTAGGTCAGGCAAGTGAATCACCTATTTTAAGAGGTGGTTATAATCTTACAAGTCGGATGCCTATAGTTGGATCAAAAGGTCAAAAACAGCTACAAGAATCTTTTAGACAAATAGACGCAGCTTTAGACAAGAGAATATCTCCTGTTGCAAAAATAAAACCTCTTACTGAAATTGAAAGATCAGAATTAATTAAAGAATTTGGATTAGAAACTTTTAATAATTGGAGATCAGCATATAAAGCCATATATAAAAGATCAGAAAAAGAAATGAAAAAAGCTGGAGATTTTTTTAACATAGAGCCTTTAAGGTTGGTTGCTAGAAGAACAATGCCTAAAAGCACATTTGAGAAAATGCCAACAGACATAAAAGAAATTTTAGATCAATTAAACGTAACTGGTTTTTTTGTAGGAACTAGAAGAGGAATAGAAACACCAAAAATTTTGAATTTTGATGACATAAAAGCTTTAGACAGTAGACTTTCAGATTTATCAAAAAAATACGATCCAGCAAAAAGTCAAAGTCCAAACAATGTTGCTTACAAAACTGTAACTGCATTACAAAAAGAAATGAAAAATCAATTAAGAAATCCAACAACTAGCTACGGAAGACTGTTGCGAGATGCAGATCATCAATTTAAAGAATTTATGAGCGTAGTTGAAGGCAAGACTGGTAAAGAATTCCAAAAAACTATGAGCAGAGGAGCGTTAAGGCCTGGTGTTGGCAAACCCCCATCAGCAAGATTAGAAGATTTATACAAAAAAACTTTTAGTGACGCAAAATCACCAGAAGCGGTTCGTGAGTTAAGAAATTTAATTGGTACAAAGAGGGTAAATATATTGGCTGCTAATTATTTAGACGATATATTTACAAAAAATATGAGAGGAGATGTTAAAAACTTTGATGCTTTGTATAAGGAGTTAGGGTTTGACAACTTAAAGGGAACTAAATTTTCGGCAACTAAAGAATTATTGAAAGACTATAAAGAAACAACAGCAGAAGATTTATTTAAATTTCTTGATGCTCTTAAAGGATTTCCAGAAGCTATTCCTGATGTAAATACTTTTATCATGAGGTCTGGTATTCTTAGGTCTGCACAAGGCATGACACCTTTAGCTTTGACTGGAGCTGCGGGAATAAGTGCGGGAGGAGGATTAACAGCTGTGGCTGGGTTCGGTTTATTAAAAGCAATAAATAATTTTTTAGCAAGACCATTTAATGCAAATCTTATAAAACAATACGATAAAATTGGAGAAAATAAAAAGAAAGAATTTATACAAAGATTCTTGCAGTCGCTACCTAAATTACCAGATGTACCAGCTGGTGCTATAGCAGTTCAACCAGCAGTACCGTTGGTATCTGAACAGGTACAGGAGTCCATGCGACAAGAATAAACCATGTCAAGAACCACAGAACGGGTTGGTCGTTCTGGCGAGTATTTCGTAGCATCACTTCTCTCTCAAATTTCCGACACAGTTCTTATGATTCCGCACTCAGCGGAAGCTGATTTACTGTTTGAATACAACAACACACTTTACAGAGTACAAGTTAAAACCAAGACCAAGATAGAAAAGCATAGAGCGAACTGGCGGTTTGATATGCGTAGAGGATCTCACACTAAGAACCGTAACTATGAAGATGGTGCAATAGACATCTTTGCTTTTGTCTCCCTACAACACATGAATGTAGTTTTTTGTAAGCCTGGTAATACTAATCAAATTACAATTAAAGATGAGGAGATGCAAAGCAACAACCCCATAGACAACATATTAGACATATTAGATAAAGTTCACTATACTACCTAATAACACATTAGGGAGATGTTATGAAAACTTTAGACGAAATGTTTATGGTCTATGTCAAAGACCTTAAAAGAAGACAAATCAAGACTGTTGATAAGATAGAGCAAGTCTATAAAAAGAATATCAGTCCTGTATTGGGTAACAAGAAGATAGACGAGATTGTTCGTGGAGACATAGCGCAGTTACACTTTGATATTAGCGACAGAGCACCTTCTTTGGCTAATAAGTGTTTATCTATTATAAAAGCCATTTATAACCTAGCCATTACATTATCATTGGTAGTTATAAACCCAAGCACCAATATATCCAAGAACAGGGAGAACAAGCGCAAGCGATACCTAACAAATGAAGAACTGTTGGCAGTCAAAGATCAGCTGAATAAATTAAAAGATGAGCAGATCTATCATAAATCAGTTGCTTTTATTTGGTTACTAATCCTGACAGGTGCAAGGAAGGGAGAGATAGCCAAAGCTAAGTGGACTGACCTGGTAGGTAACACACTTGTTATCAAGGATCATAAGACAGACAGGTACGGAGAGGATCGTATTATTCATCTAACACCTATAGCAATGGACATAATCAATCAGCAAGATCGCTCCTCTGAATACATCATTGGCATTAAAACACCGAGAAGAACGTGGGAAACCATCAAACAAGCTATTGGTTTAGAAGATATAAGACTGCATGATATTAGACATAGTTACGCATCTTGGTCTTTGCAAAAGATTAATCTATCAGAGGTAGGTAACTTGTTAGGCCACCGAGATCAAGCAACCACCCAAAGATACGCACACATTCATCAGGACAAGGCGATAGCCAATGCAAACCTTGTAGGAGAACACATACAGAACATTATTGACGGTGAATAATGTTATGTTTCCTTTCTGTCTGTGACAAAGATTTGTTTAGCAGAGTCCATTGATATCTCGTATTCATCCGCTAAGAAGGTAAGTTTCTGTCTTGGAAAAGACTCCTTATCTTCTATAGCGTTCATTACGATTATCTTCTTAGTGACATCATCATAACCATTCCAGTTAGAAACCTGACTTAAACTGCGACCACAAATACATTTGTTTCCAGCTCCATACGTCAAGCTACATACTGATATGCAAGGATTGTCTTTAAGACTCGTAGTCTTGCCATCTATCTTTACCTTATCTATATATTGGCTCATTTATTTTCCTCCCGTATACCTTCGGGATTGCATCCGTAGACCATCTCTAGTTCTAAGTCTATATAGTGCTTGGCTTTTAATAAGTCCTCTACCTTGTCTTCTTTGTTTCTGGTTATGTATTTAACACAGTTACCTAGATTCCAAGATAGATCATTAGCATATATATACTGTGTAGGAGTGATCTTTAGACTCCTGTAATGATCGCCTCCAACCTGACGATTGGTGGCTTTGTTATCTTTTTTAGACTTTTTCATTACTTGTGGTTGATATTTTAGTTATAAAATGTAGAATTAGCAATCAAAGAGTACAGAAGGGAGTAATAATGGAAAATATGGAAGATAAAACCAGCAAATTTCTTGACACCAGAGAACTAGCACAACGATGGAAGATAAGTCCCAGAACCCTAGAAAATCAAAGGGGTAAAGGACAAGGCCCTGAGTTTTTTAAGATCGGTGGCAAAGTGCTATACGAAATAGATTATATAGAAGAGTACGAGAAGGGAAGACTGGTACTAAATGGCACACGCTAAACTCAGTCCTAGTGGTTCAAAGATATGGATGGCTTGTCCTGGTATGCCTAATCTAGCGAGTCAAGTGCCTTATTCTACAAGCTTTGCAGCTGCATCTGGTACGTTCGTACATAGCATGACAGAGATGCTATTGAAAGATCGTTTAGAAAACGTAACACTCAGAGACTATTGGTTAGGCAGAAAAGAATATGTAGAAGATTTTGAGATAGAAGTTGACGAGGACATGATTAAGTGTGCGGAAGTATATGTAGATTACGTCAATAAAAGACAAGAAGAATTAAATGCAAAGATGCTGATAGAAGAGAGAGTAAGCATGGAAGAAATATCAGAACACATTTGGGGAACAGCAGATGCTATTCTGATAGGAGAGAAAGAATTAGAAATCATAGATCTAAAATCAGGTAAGTTTCCTGTAGATGTAGAGAACAACACACAGCTTCTTATATATAGTTTAGGAGCTTTATCAAGATATGGTAATGAAGACACAGTAGTTACCATGACAATAGTACAACCTAGATCATGGCACAAAGACGGTGCTATACGATCTTATTCCATGTCCGCAGCAAATCTAGTGGACTGGGGTTACGAGACTTTGAAGCCAGCAGCAGATGCTTGTGACGAAGAAGAACCGCAATACAACCCAAGCAAAGAGAATTGTAGATTCTGCAATGCTAAGAGTATTTGCGATAGTTATAAACAATATGTAGGAGAAAAAAATGACTGATAAAAAAAATCAGGAAGCACAAGAAGAAGATTTTGTGCAATTTGGAGAAGATGGTGAAAAGATGTTTGTATCTGACCTTTCAGCAGAAGCACAACAAGTTTTCAATGAACGTAAAATATTTGTAGAAAACAGAGATGAATTCATTCGACAAGTCAATGCAGATTTGAGAAGAATGGATTACGCAATAGCGGGAGCGGAGTCAGCTTTAAAACAAATTGTTGACAACGACAACCAACAAAACGTCATAGAGGTGGAAGATGAGTCTAGCTGATATAAGAAAAAAGACTAAGCTCAAGCCACCTAAGATAGTTTTATATGGAGGTGCTGGGATTGGTAAAACATCTTTCGCATCTGGTATGAATGCACCTATCTTTGCTTTAACAGAAGATGGTATGGGTAAGATTCAATGTGATCACTTTCCTGTGGCTAAAGACTACGATACGTTTGTCAATA